TGCCTACGTCTTTTGTGGCGAGGTAATGGGTCGTCTGATCTTCAACAGCGGTAAGAATCGTGTTCGTGAATGCCATACTTGACAACGTTGCTGTTACAGAACCGCTTATAGGTACGGTACTCCCTACCCCAACAAGGGTATTAAGCGTCAGATCTTTTGTAGCTAAATAGTGTGTAGTCTGATCTTCAACAGCGGTAAGTACAGCGTTTGTCGTCGCGCCAGTTATTGCCGGTAACGCGTTAACACCGATTTTACCATTTGCGTCAACGGCTAAATATTGCGTTTTGGTCGTGCCGTCAGAAACCTGTACGACTCCACCACTGCCACCACCAGATCCGCCACTCTCTACATTAACACCGATGTTGCCGGATGAATCTACATTAAGCGGAATCTCAGGACTGCCTGGCGATTCAGCCTTAACTAAACTAACTCTCTGTGTCATATCTATACCCCGATTGCTCGGGCCTCCTCCTCCTTACTTTAAATTAAATTAACTTTCTTCTTCCAGCAATCCCTTTGGTGTACTAAGCATATACCCGGCCCACTCTATTGAGTCTGAGACAATCGACTTTGCGTTGATCTCGTAATGGTGCTGAATATTACCCGGTAAGTGAGCGTGGCCTACGAGAAACGTATTAACGCCGCCCTCAAGAGCTGGTAAAACGACTACCACGTCATTCCGCTGGATATCGGCAGTCGGAGAGCAGTAGCACTTGTGAGTCAGCTTGTCCTTCCGAGACTCGTTATTCAGTCGTTCGTGTGCGTTGAGCTCCCGCACTCTGCCGGGCGCAGTATCTATCAGATACCACGTCATCGGAGCCTCACCGTGTCCGGATGTGTTATATGTCCTGCGCATCCGGTAGATCATAAACTCCGACGTATAGACATAGGAGTCCTCGACTGCATCTGTAGGGTAGCCGCTTAGTATCTTTGACCGATCAGTTATGACGCTCTCGACATTATCCTGATCGGGATCGCCGTTGCTCACGTCTAACCTGACCAGGGCACCTGTAGCACTGCTATCGAGATGTCAGAGTAGACATCATACGTTACCGCGCAGGTATTGGTAGCACTCGCCCATCTTGAGGGTGGGAATAGCGCCACTGCGACCGTACCGCTGGTGGGCACAGTAACCGCTTCAGTAGCCACGACACCCCACTGGTCTGCTACGCCCTGAAACGTCGCGGTGTGCGTGTTCGAGACGTCTGAGTTCTTGACCAGCACGACGGTCATCGCCGCTCCTGACGCCATCGGTATGAGGTCGCCCGTGGAGCTGGCTGAGGCCGCTGTATAGGTTAACGCAGTTCCCGTTGTACCTGCCGGCACTCCTGGCACTATTGCAGTAAAGTTTGTTGGATTCGTCATTTAAACCAAGGTCTCCTTACATATTGTACGTCACGTATGCGCCGGTTCCCTGTAAGCTTCCGCTGTAGGTTTCGTAGCCGTCAACGGGGCCCATAAGGTCAAACTCAGCGATGTTCACGTTGCCGACGTAGTAGCTTGCTGCTGGGCCGGGTGTTACGAGCATCATCGGAACTGGGTTCGTATTCGTCTCCCAGTAGCCTTGCATCAGCTTAATGCCTGGGCCTTGTATTCCACTCGTCAGGTCAATGATCCAGTCGCCGCTAAAGTCAACTGACCAGTCCTTGAACCCGCTTACATACGTGGAGTTCGGGAAGTTATCTTTGTCTTTAGCTTGCTTTTGGTCGGTCTTACGTTTTAGGTCGCCCTTATCCTGACCCTCTAAGCCAACCCACTGAGAGGTTGCGATGCTCCAGATGTAGATGTATTGATCCGCACCTAGTACCCTGTCGGGAGTAAACTCCCCAGAAGTAGGCCCAATACCAGGACTCGCGCCAAGCCCCAGCTTTTCAGGAGCTCCCGTTGTGGGTGGTGCGCGAGGAGTCTTATATGGTTCAGGTTGCGCTGCTGGCGCTACTTGTCGCGGGGCAGCGGGGATAATAACGTCGTCTTTCTTTTCAGTCGTTCCGTTTGCCATGTTAATCAGCTCCCGGTGCTCGTATGGCTAATCCTGGCTATTTTCTTAGCTTCAACTCCGAGATTCCATGCGACCTGCCCACAGCCGATATCTGCCATAAGCGTATTCGCTGCGGAGTTAAACGCAGTGATATCACTTGACTCAGCTTTTAGAGGCTCTTTAACAGGCGTAACCTCAGGTTTAACCTCAGGTTTTCCAGTCTTAAACGTCATCGGAGCGTCTTTTCCGTTCTTCTTTCCGTTTGCCATGTGTGTTACCTAAAAAAATTAGGAAGCTACCAGTAGTGATCCTCCCACATTCCGATTTTAATCCGCTTCGGTGTGCAGTGTTCGGGTTCAAGCGGTTGTGTTCCGCCAAAGAATGGTTTAGCCTGCATCGCTACCATTTGTTCCAGGTCAATACTCATCTGCCTAAACTGCTGGTATCGTTGCTGGTAGTCACCGCTCCAGTCACCGAGCTTAATCTGCGTACTGGGAGCGAACCGCGCTGCTAGTTTATCTGCACACAGTTTTCCTGCCCAGTAGACGTTCGTAACCGCGAGACCGCCTTCTGCTTGGGGGAGTACGATGTAACATATCTCCTCGTCCTGCAGCAGTTGGTGGTTGCCGTCGGTGTCCCCGATCGTGAACCGAACCGCATCCTTCATCGAAGTGGTAGGATCGCCACTGTAGCTCCACGTCATTTTTCTTTAGCTCAGAAGTACGTACTCGACACCGCGCTGTTGAGGAAGTACGCCAGGTCTGGTGCGATCTGTTCCATGCCCATTGCCATCTCGGCTTCGAGTCTCATTGCCTTCCTCCACTCCAGGCGGAAGTTACGCACAGCGAACCAGCCGGCACCGCCAGAACCTTGTATGTTCTGATACGGCCCACCAGAGCTGAGGTAGCCGTTCCAGCCGAAGGTATATCCTGCACTTGGGGTGAGGATACTCGGTGTTGGGTTGCTGTAGCAGAGCAGAGCATCGTTGCCGTATGCAAAGCCATAGCTTGCACTTGCGCCTTCTGCTGCCGAGTTTACCACACACATCGGTATGATAACACGGTCAATGCTGAACACTTGTGCAAGAGCCTGTTCACTGACAACAGCCGGAGCGCCAGGCGTTCCACCGAACTTTATCCTCTCAATGATTTCCGGATGGACAATCAACGCTTCGTAGACTTGCGGGCCTAGTACGAGTGTATTAGGCACAAAGCCAGTCTGTTGAGCGATAGACAATCTATACTTCCGTATCGTTTCGATTGGCGAGGAGTTTAGCTGGTCGTCGAACTGGACAAACTTGTAGTCAGTTGGGTCGCTTGTGACTTCGGCTTGCGTGTTGCCTGTTGCCTGGTTCGACCAGACGCCAGGGGTGAAGTAGTTGGTCACAAACTCCATCTCACGCGCCAAAAGAAGCTTCTGCGTAAGGAATAGTGAAATATCCCTCTGCATGTTCAACGGAGCATCGGCGTTAGCCGCTACCGCATCGCCAAGGTCAACGTGTAGGCCCCAGACATCGCACATGTAGGTATTCTTCATGTTGATGCCGTAGCCGGTACCAGTGGTCTCAGCGCCGTCTAACCGAACTTTAGCTTCATTCGTGAACCAGTAGTCTTTGTTGTACGACACGTAGTAGTCGCTTTTCTTCTGTACAGGTATCAGCGGGAATATATTAGCCGCTTGGAACTGCGTTTGGCTTTGGATGTATGCCACTGAAAACGTCGTGTTAGGGACGTTAACGTGCACGTCGTAAACAGTGGGTTGACTCTTGGTCAACGTGACGTGATCGGGCATCGTCCACGCTTCGCTGATGTCGTCGATGTATCCGGCTTTAGTAAGTCGTGAGGCTGCGCCGTGTAGTCCGGCTTGGCCTAATCGCGCTGCGTTCCCAGAGAGTCCCATATTAGGAGTGAACGACGCGACGTTTCTAAATCTAGTTGCCATTTTTGTTTTTCTCCTTAATTGGTGATTATGTGGACTTCCAGGACGCCTGTGTCACTGAGAAAGGTCGTCGTCTGCGTGTAGTGGATCGTAAGCGTGTCCGTTGGCGCGAACGAGTTGTTGAGCGTTGGAGCTGCTGACTGGCTGACCACTGTGCCCACTGTATCTGAGTTGCTGAGTGTCAGCGTTACCGTCGCAGGGCCTGCTGATTGTACCTGCCGTCCTGAACCGCCGGTATACAGTTTAAAGTCAAGCGTCCCTACGCCTGAGCTTGTTCCTGCTGCGGTCGTGTAGATACCGTAGACGCCAACAATAGAGCCAGTAAAGCCTAGTGGTATAGACGCATAGACATTACCCGATGCGGTCAGGTTCGTCTGCTTGATGCCGAACATGAGTTGCCCAGCGTGGTAATTCGTGCCCTGTGGTTGATGCGCTATAAGAGCGATGTCGTGTATCTCACCGGCTCCGCCGCATATATCCTGGCTCATCATCCCAACGATAACGTCAGTGCCACTTATACCGGGGCCGAGGGTGCCGTTGGTATCGTAAACCTTGAGACCCTGGCCTGGGTTCGCTGTCGTGCCCATATACGCTTTAGAATGCCCAAGTTCTGTAACGGTCGCAATATCTCCTGCTGTTGGGTCGTTTTGTAGTATCCCCCACGCCTGATTTGCTGGAACTGTTACGCTTCCGATTGTCTGCGCTGAGGTAGAGGCAATATACATCTTGCCGTCAGTTCCCATCATAACCGCGTGGAACTGCGAGCTTGAAAGGTCTACTCCAGCTATGTAACTCATTTGCTGGACTGGTGCATCGCCGACCATGATTATCTACCTCCTAAAACACGGGCGAGGTTTTCGTTGTACCCCTCGGGGTCTGCGTGAACGATATCCG